TTGTATGGCTTGTTTTAAACTATCGTATGTAAAACTCATGGTGTGTTCGCTTGGCCTCCCATACCTGAATGGTTGGTACAATAGTAATACAACGTTGGGGCACCTGATGCCACCGTTATCTTTGTGTACGCTCCAGCACTTCCCGGAGTTCCTGTTGTGGTTACGCCCGTTGTATACTGTGAACCACTGTTATGCGTACCGTTTGCAGTTGTGCTAAAACGCAAAGGATGACCACTATTACTGGAGTCGCTTTGATCAAACCAGTATGTATCACCTTCGTTTAATGTAAGCGTTGGAGACACAGATCCATCAATGTAAAATTTATTACCTGTTCCATAAGAGTTGGTCCCCGTGGCAACCGTAACAGCATAATTAGTTACATTTGTTGTAACAGTCACAGATCCAACAGAAGAGGTGCCAGCAGATCCTGTAACTGCGGAGATTACATTCGCTGTTAAAACAGTCACAGATCCAACAGAAGAGGTGCCAGCAGATCCTGTAACTGGAACTGTGATGGAATTCTCTGCTACAACCGTAACAGAACCTACTGAAGCAGATAAAGAAGCAAAACCAGAAACAGATACGGTCACAGAAGCGGGTAATATAACCGTAACGTCCCCCACTTCACCCGTAGCTTCTGACCCTACAGTTTCAGGAAAGAAAATAGTAACTGTTCCAACTTGTCCCGTAGCGACTAAATCATTCTCTTCGATTAATCCTGGTATTGTTCTGAACCCTACAGGACTAAATCCGTACTGCACTGCTCTTTGACTGGCTAACCCCGTTTCTGGACGAGCGTCTCTTAACGCTTGAGGATCTGCGCCTGTGCGGGGAGATCTAAGCTGCGGATGCTTTGTTTCAAATTCATCTTTACCTACAAGTAGTCCGTTCCATTCCTTACGCATATCTCTAAGTCGATACCGAAAACCAGATCGATCTGATATACCAAAAGCTTTTTTACCGGACGCAAACGCCATTAGACCCTCAAGTATTGTATGCTGGGTTGTAGTTTCAGAGGTGTTCTATCTTCATCTTCATCAGAGGCACGTTGGAACTCTTCTTCGTAAACAGACTTTAACAACTGAATACGCTCTGGCGAACGTTTCATAGCCAAGTAATATGCTAGTCCAGCCACCATGCAAGGATAGAAACGAAAAGGCATATCAGTAGTATTAGTAAGAGTATCAGCATCCTCGATTCGTCGCACATAATAATAAACTATCTGATCTGTTGAGTTTTCTGGGGTAGCCCAAATATTAATAACGGGGTCAATCTTTCTGTCAAAGTAATACTGACTTGGACGAGCCTCCGTAGTTTTATTAGGGATTGTTAGATACTCGCCCCTACTAACTCTGCTCAGTTCAAAGTCTGTACCGTCACGTCGTAACACCACCTCAAGAAGATCAACCACATCGGGCGTCAACGTCTCTTGAGCTTGGCCCTTAGTAAGAGTGAGTGTTGCTTGTTGTATAGTCCAGAGATTCAAACCTCTGTTAGCCCATTCTGCAAACATCAGGTTAAGAGACCGACGAGCAGTCTTTGCATCGTAGCCTGTACGGACCTCTATTCCGCACCTTTCATACGCTTCTTCGATGATGTCAGCTACATCGAGTTCAAAGTCTCTTGATCCTGAAGTTGTCATAGCTTAACTCATATGTGGTTTCTGGTTGGTCTTAACTATCGCAGCGCCGCCATTTTTAAAAGACGTCACCCTACCGCCCTCTTTTTTTGTGATTTTATAAGAACCTTTTACCATACTTCTTACAACTTCAGGAGCTTCCTTCGCTAAAGCAGCTAGTCCTGGTTTCTCTGATTTACTAATAGATTTCATTTTTCATCCTCATTATACAGATTATCGAACACTCGGTTTACATCTAGTGTATAGTCTAAATCACTTTTTGAATAGTGTATATGTTGTGAGGGTTTGAAATCAGGAGCACCCTCTCCCAACGCAAACCAAGCTGGGTGCGTTACACGCACTCTATTATTTGGTAGCGCAACAATATTACCCGTCCACTCTCCAGCATCTAAAAGCTGTAAAACATGACTCTGTTTATGCTGTGCAGGATCATCACCAATCTCGCTTTCAGTGTAATCTACAGTAAACAAATACTTAGCAGGAAACATCTGACCATCAATCTTAGCTAACCAAGGACACGGTGTAGCCCTGTCCAAAACGTAAACAGAGTGATTATGAGAAGAACAATCCCAAGGCTGGGCATCATGCGTTGCCATAGGTTCAGGCCATTCTTCTAAAGGTATATCTGCGACCAAGGCAGTTATAGGCATTCTAGCCCACATCGCACCGCCGTGAATCGTATCTTCCTCTTGGTCTTCAGCTTCACATCCTGTGAAGATTACTTGAAAACTTAGAGATCTATTCGGTATGGTTGTAACTGCAACCACCATAGCATGGAGAAACTCGCCGTGATATTTCTCATGATTATGGGTGTACTCACGACGAACCCAAGCCTTGAAATAAGGTATATTACTTTGTAAATACGGCATCTGTTCAGAATATTCTTACTTTTCCGCCGACTACGCCGCCCTTGGACATCATTTTTCCGCCAAGACGATAACCTTTTTTCATCTTACCGCCAGCCTTATAGCCCTTGGTCTTCATCTTACCACCAGCTTTATAACCTTTGGTCTTCATCTTACCACCAGCGGAGTACCCTTTGGTCTTCATCTTACCGCCGCCACGGAATCCTTTCTTCTTCATCATGGTGTTTTCTCCTTTAAAAAACTCTTACACCTCTAGTGGCTACCAAACCACCACCACTAGCCTTCCAACTTATTCGCTTAGAAGACTTCTTCTTTTTCGCAGCAGAAGTACACTGCGCCATTGTAGGTCTACAAGCAGGATAGCCTTTACGCTTCTCCCCCTTTTGACGACCACAGGGTTTTCCTGTCTTACAGTCCACCCAACCCTTACCATCGTTCTGTCCAAACCATTCTTGAAGGGAGTTCTTTGCCATTAGAATATCCTCGTAACCTTACGGTTCTTCTCTTTGACATCACCACAACCAGCAGCAATAAACCCACCGCCTTCTCTAAAACTTCTTTTTGGCGGTCTTTTAGGATTATCAATCGCAGCCATTACACCGCCTTCGGCGGCTTTCTTAGTAGAGTTTCCCCAATTGCTTGCCCCGACTTTGCGACACTTTGAGAGTGCCCCCGAAGCGTAGGCGCTGGGCCACACCTTGTACCGAGCTTTTACCTTGTGATAGCATGCGTCTTTTTTTGATTTCTTCTTTGCCATTAGTTCGTCTCCGAGGTGACTTGGATACTTGGAATGATGTTTGTCCACGACTTATCAAAACTAAACTTCCTTTCCGTTAGTTCTTCTACAGACTGAACCAGGTGATCGATCTTTACATCCATAACCTCTGTTCGTTTGTCTACGGTAACAAGGGTAGTAATCATCCAGATAAGCCCAACAGATGAAAGAGATAACCCCGCGCCCCAAAATAAAAGCTGAACGTTTTTATCCATTTGATTCACCACATTCTGCAAGACCAGTATCTGGCCTTTAACTTATCCAACGTACCTTTGTCACAACCGTGTCTGGCCCTGAACGACTTTCGCCGTTTAGGGTTTGATTTTTTAATAGTCATATTGGCATCGCCAAATCTAACAATCTTTTCCTTGCCTTTATCGCAAGCTTTTACAACAAACTTCTTACCGCCTGAAACCTGACGTTTCGGCTTGTTGCATTTCATCTTAGACTTGTCGATCTTAGCCATTTAGCTAATCCCTATGCAATGTCATCCAGTAATGCACAAACAATACAAGTTGCAGTTGCGGCACTAGAGCCATCGTGACCAATTGCGTGTACGTCAGCAACTGTTGCATTCGGGTATCTACCATAGAACGACTGGTTAGGACTTATCTTAACAGCGTCTGTAGTGGTGTTTGCTACAGTCCCAGCATTAAAAACAACATAGATATCATTAGCTGCATCTGTATTTTTGATGTAGATAAATTCAACCTTATCACCTGTCGCCACAGTGCCGGGGTTTGCGTTAGCATTTACCGCCGTATAATCTGTGTAATAACCCTGCATCAAATCCGTGCTTGCGGCTGTAACACTGGTTAGTTTGTAATACCACTTGTCGTTCGCATCTTTTGGCGAAACAGTGGTTGTGGCTTCGATAGTTTTAGCTATCTCGTCCGGTAGAATCGTAGTCTTCATGACTACTGTAGCTGCGTCAGCCATGTTTTATCTCCTTTACACTCACCCGAAAAATCCAGTTATCGAAGTGATGTTAGTTAGGGTTACATGGCAATCATCATCAAAGATAATGCCATGATCCGGTATAGATATTTGTGAGTCATCCGAGGTGTTGAACACCATGTCTAACAACGTCGCTCCACCGCTACCGTTTTTGAAAACTACTTGAGGGGACCCACTTGAGGCTGTCTTTACATAGAAAGCCTTTAAACGAGTCCTGCCTGTGTGTAAGTCTCCAGTGGCAGTAGCTGTCTTTGTAAATATAGAAGCAGCCATGTGTTACCTCCTCTAGGCGTTATTGATGCCTTGAATATACTCAACCGTGACATGACCTCTGCCTGTCGTACCCGCCGAGAAATCTATAAAGATCGGAAGATCAGCAGTTCCAATGTCTACCCAAGTATCTGCATCTGTAATTGTTCCAGCAGAACCAAGCTTGATTACGTCGGCTGCTGTACCTGCGGCTAACGCAGTAAACAACTCCGTAGAGGTGGCACTTGTACCCATACTAATATTCGCCGCCGCACACGCAGTGGTGATGTAAATACTTATTTCCATGATTTGACTGTTTGCAGGAATAACGATTCCTGTATCCGCAGCAGTAGTAGACTGTGACCAAGACGCTGTCTGCGCCATTCGAACAAAACCTACGTTTGCTTTATTGGTTCCTACAGTTGTACCTGTAGTATCCTTTATTGTCCCAGCTTTAATAGGACCTGAAAAAGTTGTTGTACCCATGTCGATCTCCTGTCTGGGTTAAGTCAGTGACCCCATGTCACTGTCAGGGATAACAATACTATACCACAGGAAATATAAAAAGAAAGGGGCAACCTAAGTTGCCCCAGTCATCAGGGAGGTAATCTTTGCAAAAAGACTACCTCATTGTATCACAAGTTATGCTCCAGGTGAACCGAAAACACAACGTGGGTCTGAGAACCCAAAGCTGTAACGCTCACGAGCTTTAAATCTCATGTTGCCTGTATCGAAGTCAGCTTCCATACCAGTGGACATCGGCGTACGCTCAAAGTGAACGAACCCACGAGGTGCATCTGTAAGAAGGAAGAATGCATCTGGATCAGTTAGGAAGTCATTGACGGCATAGCCGTTTGGTAACATTCCCATGGATCTTAGAGCATTAACATCGTTGTCTGCTGTACCAACACGTAGGTTAGATACCATCAAACGTTCTGCAACAAACTGCAACTGACGTGGTACAAGTAGTTTCATA